AGTAACTGTGTATGCAGTTCCAGCAGTTATTGATAGTTGTGATTCAGAGGCACTGTTTGCACCTGATGTTCCAGTAGTTGTACGGTATCCGCCAGCACCTCCACCGCCACCGCCAGTAAATGTTCCACCTCCACCGCCACCAGCAATAACAAGGTATTCAACAGATGTTGGTGCCGCAAATACCCAATTAGAACCCATAACGGATTCTCTATGGTCTCTTAGATTCCAAATATCGGAAGCGGATGTTGTTGAAGGAAATTGTGCCATTAGAAATTTACCGTTCCTGTTCCTGCGGTGAAAGTATAAACTCTATATCCTGCACGACTAACAGTGCTAACAGAGTATGTAAGTCCTGCTCCAATGGCAGTAATTGCAGGGAAAGTATCAGGAAAGGCAATAATCACTATTCCTGAACCTCCAGCACCAGTAGTCGTGTTATATGCACCTCCGCCACCACTTCCAGTATTGACGGTAGCCGATGTTCCAGTACTTGGAGTCATTGCACCTGCACCTCCTCCACCACTACCACCAGAACCAGCAGTTGAAGAACGACCTCCGCCTCCTCCACCACCTGCACGGGTTACAGAAGAACCAGTAATAGAAGACGCTGTACCAGCACCACCATTAGGCGCACCATAGTTTCCTCCAACAGCACCAGAACCTCCTCCACCACCACCAGCAAACGGGGTTCCATCATATTGTCCGTATCCACCATTATTTCCCTGACTTGGCGAAGTTGACGGAGTGTTTCCACTACCACCAGTACCTTGACCACCAGCACCAATAGCACCTGAAAAATAACCACCACCACCACCAGAACCACCAGAACCACCAACATTATTTGGTTCTCCACTACCACCTTTACCTCCACCTGTTGAGGTAATACTAGAAAACACCGAATCGCTTCCATTGTTTCCTATTCCAAAGGTTGTCAAACCAGCACCACCAGCGCCTACAGTGACCGTGTGCGAAAAACCACTACTAATGGAGAGAGAGCCTGTCCGATAACCTCCAGCACCACCTCCTCCAATACTGCCTCCACCGCCACCAGCAACAACTAGATACTCAATTGTTACATTTGATGGAACCCAATTAGAACCCATCGCAGCAATTCTCTGCTTATATAAACTCCATACTCCTGAAGCTGATGATGTTGATGGGAACTGTGCCATAAATATTATCCAAGCATTGCTGCTATTTCTTCCTCTGTTAAACCCAAAGCCGCAAGTTTTGCAGATCCAGATGCTTTAGCATTTGCTTTTGCGGTTTCAGCAGCATCATTTTCCGCCTGCATTTGAGCCCAGGCAGCAGCATCAACTTCACGCTGTGCAATTTCTTCTGGTGTAAGATCTACTTCCGTTACCACACCAGTTTCACAATTAACAATTATTTTTTTTGACATATTTTCTCCTATGTATTAAGAATACCATACAGCGATGCTGATGAATACTGCGCAAAATCTGTTCCATATGGGTCTAATTTAATAGATGTTATTGCCGCAGTAGATAGCCATAACCCCGAATGGAATGCGTTATAAGCCGTTGTGCCGTTACTTTCAGTCACAGAATCTGCACTTATGGATTTTTGATAACTTGTACCAGCGTAGTTTGGAATATACATTGCACCACTACCGAATACCGATGCTGTTGCACTAGATGGCGTAATGCGCATAAACCAGGGTTGAGTTGCAGAATTATTTGCTACAGATGAACCATTACCGTCAACAGTTCTAAACTGATAATTTGCGGAGGTTGTATCGTTATTAAAATAAACCTGAAGTGTTGGGTTATCTGTTGTAGCCCGACCACTCACGACAAATAATAAATCTTTATAAGTTTGAGGAATTGTAGTAAACTCAATATTAGCCGCAGAGCCAGAACTAGCCGTTACTGTTTGAATAAGATGATATGTAATAGCCATTATGCAGCCTTAATTCCATAAAGAGTAAAAGTTGTTCCAACATCAAACTGTGGTGAAATATCAATACTATAAGCAGTGATACTTGTTATTGCTTGAGGAGTTGCCCGCCATAAACCAACATATGCCCCAATAGCCTCGTATGCAGTACCATAAAAATTCTGTCTAGAGACGGAAGTTTTAAATGTAGTTGCGTTTGTATAATTAAAAATATTTACTATAAAAATTCCTCTACTCGGATACATTCCGCCAAGCCAAATACCAGTGTCGCTTGATCTGCGACCAGTAAAGAGACCACCAGCACCGCTGGCACCGATGTATGTAGTGGAGTAGTTTGACCCAGTATCTCCGTTATATCTAATAGCCGCAACGGCGCTCATTGCAGCAGCCTCACGAACGCTACCTACAACCAATACTAAGTCGGTATATGTTTGAGGGATACTAGATAGAGTATATGTATTTGTTGCACTAGAAAGTGTGTGCGTCATGATTGAATCATATGTTGAAGCCATAATTACCCTCTAACCCCATAAAGAGCAATTGAAGAATATTCTAGAAATTCTGTAGCATTTACTGATTTGAATGTAATACTTGTTATTGCAGTATTATTAATCCATGCGCTTGAAGTAAAATCAACAACACCTCCGCCATTATAATCACATCCACCAATTGCTCTAGCTACTTTATATTTATTTGTATCTGTATAATCCAAAACATCCATAATGAAGATGCCAAACATTTGAGATGTCGGTGAGTTACCAAAAAATAAAGGTAGTTGATTACCTGCTGCAGATGCAGTTCCATATCCAAAAGATGAAGCTGTTGTACCATCTCCTCTTAAACCATGAAGTGTATAATTTGATAATGTTTGATCACTATTAAAATACACATATGCTGAGTCGTATGTTGAAGCCCTATCTGACCTCAAGATTCCACGAATATGTAAATGCTTGTATATCTGAGGGATTGAACTAAATGTTATTACACCATTTGAACCACCAGATGGTGCTGTATAGGAAGCAATAGATTCAAAGCTATTTAGAGTAGTCCAGTTATCGCCTCTCACAGCCCGTCTTTGTTCACGAAGCTGCCAGCGACCAGATGCGCCAGATAGACTTGGAAATTGTGCCATAGTTACGAGATTTCCTCGTAACTACACACTGCCTCCAGCTTCAGCGTTGTGCTACCGAAAGCACGAAGAGAATCGCCTTCTTCAAGATAAATTGCTTTTGTCAATACATCCATTGTTGCACCTGCTGGAACAACGAGTTGGTAAGCAATACGATATGCGGTTGATGAACGATACAAGTCAAGAGTAAGAGAATAGTTGGATGTTCCATCAACATTGGATACATAAAGTGAATTAACCTTGAACACCTTTCCGCTACCGCCGCTATTTGTTACAATTGCTGCTGCGCTTGCGGTAAGAACAGCAACTGCTGTCTTTCCTGTAATTGTTGTTACACCTACAATATTTGGTGCTGCCATAATCTATCCTCCAAAAACAATTGACATTGCAATTGCCTTACCTGTTGATGCAGGTGTAAAACCTAAGTTTGTTACAGCAACATTGGCTGCCAATTGTGTATTCGTAATCGTTGCATTTGCAATCTGTGTAGCTGTGATTGTTGCATTTGCAATCTGCGTATTCGTAATCGTTGCATTTGCAATCTGTGTAGCTGTGATTGTTGCATTTGCAATGTGCGCACTTGTGATAGTTGTATTTGCAATATGCGCACTTGTAATAGTTGCGTTTGCAATTTTTGCGGATGTAACCGCAGCATTTGCGATCTGTGTATCTGTAATCGTAGTGTTTGCAATTTGTGTAGCGGTAATCGTAGCATTTGCAATCTTTGCGGATGTAATTGTTGCATTTGCAATCAAATCATTGGTGATTGAACCATTTGACATCGCTTGCACAAAAGCTTGCCAGGTATCACCTGTCCATGTCCAGCTTCTTCCGCCAGATGTAAAGACATCATTTGTTGCTGGGGAATCTGGGAAGTTAATTGCCATTATGTCTCCTATTCTACCACTTATGCGGTTTTAAATCTAACATGAGTGATTTCTAAACCGCCCAATGTTGCTACATTGCTAAAAAAATCACTACCAGTTGAAATATCATCTAAAGCAATCATTAGAAAAGTATACTTCCCGAAGCAGTAAATGTATAAACATGATACCCAGCACGAGCAGAACTGTATGTTGGTGAACCACTTGTTGCTGTTGCTAATGGTTGACTAGTTGGATAAGCGATAATAACAACTCCTGAACCGCCAGCGCCAGAAGTTGAACCATTGTCTCCAGATCCACCACCACCCGAACCTGTGTTATCTGTTGCATTGGTATTTGATGCTCCAGCCGTTGCACCACCACCACCGCCAGCGCCATAAGCTCCCGAAAAACCTCCACCACCTCCACCACCAGCACGAGCAACAGATGTGCCAGTGATACTGCTAGAAGTTGCTGCTCCACCAGCAGCACCTACACCAGTTTGAGCATTAGTTCCAACACCTGACGAACCACCACCACCCGAAGCAACATTGGTTGCGTTAGTATTAGGTGTAGAACCACCAGCAAAACCTTCTCCGCTTACAGCTGTTCCACCTGAGCGCAAAACACCAGAAGATGCTCCAGCACCACCGCCTGAAGCACCGTTTCCTCCGTTAGTGTTGTTATCAGCACCATACCCTCCGCCAGATACTGATACAGATGAAAAAGATGAACCAATACCAGCAGAACCGTTGTTTCCTAGACCTGGGCTTTTTGCACCACCACCACCAACAACTACCGTGTATCCAACGCCAGAAGAAACAGAAAAATTAGAAGCAGTTTTATATCCACCAGCACCGCCTCCGCCTCCGCATCCTCCTCCGCCACCGCCTCCACCACCAATGACCAGATATTCAACATCAAATGATCTTGTGTGTAAATATCCACTAGACCAACCAGAACCCAGCCAAGCTCTCATAACATTAGTATCAGTTTCAAAAATAACTTGACCCGTATAAGGACTAGCAGGGCGTGTTGTACTAGTGCAAACAGCGGGTTGAATAATTGATTGTGCTCCAGTAATATTGTTAATAGCCATTATGAGATCACCAAGCTCCCCGATGCGGTAAATGTATGAACTGTGTATAGACCTGAAGTTGTTTTAGTTCCACCAGTAATAGTAAGTCCAGTAACAAGAGCTGTTAAATAACGAATGATAACAATTCCTGAACCACCTGCACCACCAGAAGGTGTTGCACCACCAAAACCGCCAGCACCACCACCGCCACCACCAGTATTCGCTGTGCCAGCAGTACCAGCAGCAGCCCCATTTGAACCAGCACCACCACCACCCGAACCACCAGCACCCCCAGTAGAACTGCCTGTGCCACCACCACCGCCTGCTCTTGTTACTGCAGAACCAGTGATTGATGAGGAAAGACCAGCACCACCTGCACCGCCAATATTATTGGCGCTTGTTGTCCCACCTACTGCACCAGCACCACCACCACCTGCATAGCTACCGCTTATACTGTTACCACCAGCAAAACCTTGTGATGTAGTTCTCGCACCGCCAGTTGTACTAATATTGTTTGCACCGCCGCCAGAGCCACCAGTGCCAGATGCATTTAAACCTGCTCCCCGACCACCACCTTTAGAAATAATACCAAAAATTTCGCTATCCAAACCCACAGTATCTGATGCACCACCAGCACCAACCGTAACGGCGTATGTGCCAACATCAAAACTAAGTGCAAAAGGAGATTCTAGCGTTCCACCACCACCAGTTGCTTCTCCAGCAACAGATGAGCGATAACCACCCGCTCCACCACCACCGCCGCTGAAAGTAGAACCATCTGTTCTTCCACCGCCTCCACCACCTGCGATTATAAGGTATTCAACATTAAATGTTGTTCCATGTGTATACCCAGTTGACCATTCAGAACCCAACCAAACTTTCATTCGGTTAGTATCTGTTTCAAAAATAACTTGACCTAAATAAGGATTAGAAGGTCGTGCGGTTGATAAACAAACGCCAGCCTGAATACCTTGAGTAGTCGTTGTAATAGCCATTAGAGTGTTTGTCCTACTGACCAAGCACTGCCCAGCCAAACTTTCAATAGATTTGTATCAGTCTCGTAAATCATTTGCCCAACATAAGGTGCTTCAGGGCGTGTAGTACTAGTGCAAACACCATTCTTTGTTTGTCCTCGTGCTACCTGGATACCCATTACGGTTCAACAACCTCATCTTCTGATGTATCTTCTGTTGAGTAAGATGGTGCAATAAATTTATCAAGCTGTGAATCATAACGATAACCAACACCCGCATAATATCCACGGAAATTATTATTGTATGATGTTTGTCTCCATTCACCATCTAGACCAATTGAAGCAATAAATGCTTGACCAACTGGTTCTGATTCTGGGAACTCTAGGTTCCCGCAATCTTCATTGGACACAACGATAACTTGTACTACTGTGTCTCCTGTTATTTTTGCAAAATGCGCCATATTATCCTCCTAACAATAGTTGTGCTTCTTCTTCTGTAAGACCCAATCTTTCTAGCAAAACCTGTCTTGCGATTGTTTTAGCAGCGAGAGCAGCGGCTTGCGCTTCGGCTTCGGCTTTGTCGGCTTCAATTTGTGCAGGGTCGTATTCTTCAATGAAAACTGGGCAGGCACTTCCGTTTGGTGTTATTTCATTTGTCATTTGGTGTACCCATAAATGCTTACTGTTCCTGTTTGTGCTTGGTCGTTTAAAAGTGTTATTCCGTCAAAACTTGTGCTGTCAATTTGTGCGTGACCGTAACTAATTATTCCGTAATTCGCTCCAGCGTTTTGTTCACGACCAATACCAATAAATCCTGTACTCGTTGCGATAAATGGTGAAACAATATCTGCCACGACATTACGGGTTGTCACGCTAGAAATTGATAAACCAAAACTTGTTGTTGTTGTTGATCCACCTCCAGGAGTACCTGTGTTTGTGTATAAGCTGACAAAAGTATAGTTTGTTGCGGTGTCCGTAGTTGCAATACGAAGTCTTGCTGAAACTGAAGCCGCACTTGCATAAGTTGCCCGATACACAATGCGGTAATTATCGTATGCAGAACTAAAAACACCGTTTAGGCTTAGCGAAGTTGTCGCAGAAGTAAAAGTGACTTGACCGTTTGTTCCAACTGTTGCAGTACCACCACCAACCGAAACTGATGTAGGTATAATTGGAACAAGACCACCGTTCTGTGTGATCCAAGCAGATCCATTATAGGCTACCAAACGAGATGTGTCAGTCTCATAAATAAGTTGACCAATAAATGGCGAAGAAGGGCGGGTGCTGCTCGTGCACACACCAGGTCTTTGTGAACCTATACCGATGCCGCTTGAGTAACCCATTACGCTGTCTGCTTTTCCCAGCCGACAACAGTAACTGTTACCTTGGCTGCTGTGTCCGATAGTCCTTGTAGTGTCTCACCTGCGTTCAGTACCAAAGCGGTATCCCAAATCATTACATCATTGGCACCAATAGGTAGTGCTGAAAGCAAGCGGTTTGCAGCAGTAGCTGCAGAACCAATCGCCAGTGTTACTGTGCGATCAATTGTGTCTGTGTTGGTAATAATTATCTGCTTAATAACTTCTGCATAGCCAGTCGCTGCTGTACAAATAGTTGTTGTTGTATTGCCTAGTTGAGTTGGTCCACCCAGTCTAGATTCAACTCTGTCTCCTACTGCCATACTTTACGCTCCTATGTCCATAATAATCAAAGCCGCATTTCTTGTGTCAGTCATAACATCTGAACTGACTGTTGCATTAATCCATGCGCTACCATTCCATTGTAGCACTTGACCAGAACTTGCGCTAGTGATTGTTACATCACCAACATCATCAAGGGCATTAATTGTTGGAATTGATGCCCATTCAAGACCTGTTGTGGTTGATGAATTTGCTTTTAAAAAATAACCATTAGTTCCGACTGCTAGTCTGTCTAAAGTATTGTCAGCGGTGCCTACGAGTAAATCACCTTTTGCATTAATAATTGACAAAAGGCTATTTATTGCTAATGCACCAACTTCAACCCAAACTGAGTCGTAGTAAACATAGGTACCGCCATCTGATGAGTCATACCAGAACTGACCAAGAATTGGGTTAGAAGGAGCAGTATCTCCTACATAGGCAGCTGTACCGCTTGCTCCAATTTCAATCCAATGAGAATCATAATAAACATAAGTAGCGGCAGTATCTGACTCAAACCAGACTTGACCAGCAACTGGGCTTGTTGGAGCAGTGTCAGATATTGTTGCACCGCCAGCTCCCAGGTCTGTGTAGTTTGTTCCATCATTTGTGAATTGCCATTTATCTGTGGATTCATCCCAGCGAATAAAGACATTCGTAGAAGTGCCTCGTTCAATCTCAATACCCGAATTTAATGTCGGAGAACTAGTCTCGCCAGAATTAAGAAGGATAAAACTATCTTCAACATTAAGATTAGCGGTATTTATAGTTGTTGTATTTCCACTAACAGTTAGATCACCAGTAACGATAAGATTATTTGAGATAGTAACATTAGCTGGAAGGCTAATAGTAACAGCTGCGTTTTCAGAACCAGAACCAGATACGGTTATTTCATTTGCGGTTCCAGCAATTGTCGCAATATAGTTACCAGTTGTATCTGTTCCAAGATCAATTTGATCATTAACCCAAAGAGTTCCGTTATACTTTAAAAAATCACCAGACGCAAGTGTGTTGGCAATGGCAACATTATGTAGTTCATCAAGTTCGTATCCGTTTTGGGTGGCTACATAGATAATACCGTTATTGGTTGCACGGACAACAACGCCAATAAAAACAAGATGGTTTGGAGCAACCGTTTTTGTTTTTGTAAATTGTCCGTTTGCGCCAAGCCATAATACATCACCTTCAGCAAAACCTGTTGATAAATCAATACCATCTACATAACCTCGTGTTATGACTGGACCATTCTGCGATGCAGAAATGTTTGCTCCGACAAGACCGATTGTTTTTGAAGATGTTGCATCAGAGCCATAATCAGCTCTTTTAACAGTAGCGTGATCACCAGTACCGCCAAAAAGATAAACCACAGTTCCTATGGTTAATGTATTCGCTTCAGCATTTCTAACATAAGAAACAGTTGGCGAGTAGGAATTTACCCATTCAGTACCATTGTATCCAAGAGTTTGAAACTCCTCTGGTGAAGTAATTGATACGCCAGATAAACCACCAAGGGTATCCGCATTTTCACCTTCAGAAAGTAAAGACCTGTTAAGATCAGGCATACTCTACACCGCTAATCGTGAATGTTATAGCGTTAGCTGTAACTTGATCTACATAGATTTTACTATTAGCAGGTACGACTACTGATGTGTTGTAATAAACAACATTGTTTGCCAAAACATTAACATTGCTTACAATTTTATTGTTGGCAGCTGGAGATGCTCCACCTACAAGAATATGAACACTACATACTGCATTTGAAGATGTAGCGTTGCACAGGTTTATGTTTTTAATAATTGAATAATTACCAACCGTATTTGCAGTCGTATATGCATTAGAAGCACTTTCATTTCCAATATAAAAGCTTTTTGGTGTTAAATTAGCCATTTAGACCCCCATCCAAACAAGAATTTCATTATCATAAGTCGTTGTATTCATATCCTGAATTACAGCGGCATCAAGAACATGGTCAACATAAGCGCCAGAAGTATGGGCTACTGCTGTAGTACCATCATAACCTCTCTGCTCAACAGCAAGAGTGTTTGATGACCTTGAAGAAATCAAGATTTTTTCCTCAGCGGCATAACCACGGTCAATAACAACAACAAATGGATTATTTCCACTAGGGTATGTTGAACCATCTAGGACAGAAATAGATGAAGCTGAGTTTGAAATATTTGCTGTAATAGTTGTTCTAAGGACAGCACCACTAAATTCTCTTCTTAGCACCTGCCCTCCTTAGTCAATACTGATATCAAGATCGCCTGTTGCAATTCTTAGAGTATCCCCAGCATCCGTTGTTTTATTTGTTGTGAGTGAACCGTACAGCAACATGTTGCCGCTAGTTGAAGCATCAAAAATACCAATTGCTACAGTGGTAGCGGCTGGCATTCCTGTAAAATCAATATTGGTGTCGTTTGATGTTGCACCACTTGCAGCACCAGTAAATGTCGCTACTTGACGAGCGTATGAACCACCAGTAACTTCTGTTCCACCACCAGCTTCACCAGGTGTAACGGTAAACAATCCTACATAAACATCTGCTGGCATTGTGTACGAAGTAGTACCCAGGAAGTGATCAATAAGTTTATTCTCAAGATAGTTTGTAAGATTGCCTGCCATTATTTAATCCTCCTGATTAGTATAATACAATTCCTTTTCTTCATCACTAGGTAATCTAAAATTTTCTAGTGCAAGAAGAAAGTTGGCTTCTTCCGATGGAAGCAAGCCCATTTTATTCCTTTGTGAAAAACGAAATCCAGAACCAGTTGAATACCCAGATCCGCTTTCAAATACAATTAAAACTTTTCCTTCTTTAGAAATAATATCTTCAGTAATTTCTTTTTTTACCGCAGCTTTTTTCACCACTGCTTTTTTTGGTTTGTTAATTTCTTCAGATGTTACGCTTGTTTTTTTATTAGTCATATTATCAATCTTACCACTTATATTTATTTAAATCAATTAAATATGATAAAAGGCGGGGTTCTTGTGAACCCCGCCCGTTATCTACTTTAATTGTTTAGATTAGAGTGAGCGCAACTTAACATTCTTACCGATTACATATGAATCAGCATTTTCAATGTTGTTTGCAACTCTCATGTACTGTGTGTACTCAATGGTGTCAGTCTTTGGCTTGAACTGGCGGTACACTGTGATGTCACGGTGGATACCAATTACACGGTTATTTGGGAATGTAAGTTCCACAAAGCCATGCGATCCTGCTGCGCCCGAGTAGTCACCAGTTGCGGTTTCTGGCATCAAAGGCACTTCAACAAGAGGAATACCAAATGGTGAGAGACCAGTTGCACCTGGACCACCATTTGCTCTCATTGAGCCTTGCAAGAATGCCATTTCACCAGC